GGGTAGGGGCCTTGCTTCTGTACTCCAAGAGATTGTTTCCGTCTTTCACAAAGGAGATGGTGAGGGAGAAGGTGGCAGACTTCGCAAAGTCTGTTGCTAGAACCGAACCGGAAGTGCTGCCACGCAAGAGGCGCATGTTCCTTGAGATCCAGAGAACCCTAGATGAGTTCTGTCCCGACGGAGATATGGTCGCGGATTATACCCGGCCTTTTCCACCGTCTGTGTCTGCTTGCCACGAGTATTCCCGTGCTGAGGGCGGCCTTCAGGCCTACATCAGGGATTTCCCTCTTGAGGGTTTCCTGATGGACCCCACAGTACAGAAGATACTTTCAGCTTTCCGACTCACAGATACTGATCTGGGTCCAGATGGACCGATAGGGCCCCTTTGGGATAGAATGCTCCGGCAATTGATCCAAGAGGCGATCCAGGAACTCGGCATGCCTGAACAAGAGTGGAAACCCATTCTTGTAGGGGCAACCGGACTAACGGAACCTCTTAAGGTACGGATTGTTACGAAGGCAGAGTGGATGGTACAGCTCCTTACCCCAGTCCAAAAGGCCTGGCATGGTAAGATGCGCCAACATCCTGTGTTTCAACTCATAGGGGGAGTGCCCGTTGAAGAGGCACTCCTCGGTATGGAGTTGAAGAAGAAGGAGAAGATTGTCAGCGGTGACTATTCAGCCGCCACTGATAATATTTTCCTTACTTACACAGAGGAGGCCGCACGGGCAATGCTTGAGCGTACTCAGTTTAAACTCCCTGAGGGTTTACCTGAGTGCACTGAAGCATTCCTGCGTAAGCTGGTCACCCATTCCCTGACTCGATCAGTCCTGGACCTTAAGGGTTCTGATCCCGTTCCGATCACCCGTGGACAAATGATGGGACACATCCTCTCATTTCCACTTCTTTGCATTATCAACCGTGCCGCATCCTGCATGGCCGTTCCCCGTTCATCCTTTATGAGGATCAATGGGGATGATGTCATCTTTCCTGCTACTGGTCAAGTCTACAAGAGATGGAAGGCCGCAACCAGAGTCGTGGGTTTGGAGTTCTCCCTAGGGAAGAACTACTATTCCCGAGACTTAGCGCTGGTCAATTCCGTCTACTGTGTGTTTGACAAGCAGAAGAAGAGATGGGTCGGCCTCGATGTACCTAACGTGGGGTTACTCAACATGCCCATTGATCGCCAGATTGATCCTGACAGTGGTAGGCAGATCCTTCCTTGGGAGCACCTTGCTCAACTCTGGAGAGAATTCTCGTCCTTTGCGGGACCGAGAGATCATTCAAAGTTTCTCAAGATGTTCCGGAAGCATTATCCTATCCTCCGTGGATTTCCTGGTCCTATCTATGGTCCTGTTGAATATGGAGCCTTTGGGGCGCCAGTACCCTCCCCGGATTACAAGTTCACCAACAATCAGTTGATGTGGATGAACGCTCATCGCCTTGGCATCTTCAGTTTCAAGGAAGGGACACGCAACAGCTACAACAAGATTTGTAACCGTTACGAGTCCTACATTGATATTGAGGTTGGCAAGGGGATGTTGAAATTCGGGCCCATTCCTCTTGGTGGATCTTTCGGTCCTCCGAGAGCTATGGGTCGTTTGGTAGATCCGTATGCACGTGATGGTGGTATGGGGAATGCATTGATGGCGATGAGGAGATGGTTTGAGGATCTATCCTCCAACAAACATGTGAAGATCTTTGGCGCTAGACGGTGGAACAAATTCAAACTCTCTATGAAGGAGTCTGGAGGTGTACCCCCCTTGCCTGCCAACTATCTGCACAAGGTTTTGGAGAATGGAACCTGGTTCCACCGCCCAGCATGGTACCATGATAGGGATATCATCGGTACTCGGTATGAGGATAGTGCGGCTTACCTCCATGAGATCTTCCGGACACCTGAAGTTGAACACGACGCAGAGACCACTAGGTGATCCCTCCGCAATGGTCCCCCCCGGGGCATGAAGTATATCTCATGGCAAAATCAAAATCTAAAACACAAAAACAGAAGAAGGCAGGCAAGAAAGGGACTCGAGCCCCGAGGATAGCTAAATCCCCGGTACAGAATCTCCAAATGCGGTACGCTCAGCTGCTCCATGCTCCAGACAATGGCACTGTCCCTCAGGGGGGAGTGTATGGTGGAGAACTGGGGAATTTCAGGACTTTCGTGTCTACGCTGACTCCTCCGACTGGCGCAACTATAAACTCTGGGTTTCTGGCATTCTGTCCAGCGACTGGTAATGGGTATATCGCTTCCTCTGCAGGAAGTGCTGCACCCCTCACCTTCGTTCTGCTGAATACCGGGTACCCTGGAGCCACGTATTTAAACGCGAATGCTGCCAAGTCTCGAGGAATCGCGGCCAAGTTGGAACTGATTCCCTCAGCTGCGAGTATCACCAACATCACAGGTGAGGCTGCCGTTGGGGT